TAATGCAGAAACTTTTGATAATGGTAGTAATTACAATGCTTCAACTGGAGTATTTACTGCACCAATTGCAGGATTATACATGTTTGGGTTTTGGGGATTATCTTATCCTCATACTACTCATGCTAATACCATTGCTTATCATAAAAATGGTTCAATAGTTGGTTCAAATGTACAATTTAATGGCACCTCAACTCAACACGAAATGCATAGTGGTTCTATAATAGTAGAATTAGTTGCAAATGATACTATAGATTTAAGATATTTTCAAAATGCAAGTTCAAGTGGCAAGGCATACTCAACTCAGTGGAATATGTATGGATATTTAATAGGGTAAAGAATGACAAGTAAATTAAAAGTAGAACAGATAGCACATACCAACAATGTTTCTGCTATGACTATTGATAGCACTGGATTAATTACTGGAGCATATTTAAAACCAACTACTGAAGGATTAGTTACTACAACTGCTGGACAAAATAATATTCAGTTTACTGTACCAAGTGGTGCTAATAGGCTTGAAATACAACTTTATGAATTTAGTCCAGTAAATGCAGAAGAATTGTATATAAGAATGGGTAATCCAACAGCACTTACGAGTGGTTATCAAGCTGTTTCTATATATGAGCCACACGGAAGTAACACAAATAATATTGATACTACAAATGCTTTTAGAATAAATGGGTTTAATGCAGCTAACAATATACATAATTTTGTTGGCACGGGTTGGTCTATAGACGATGGAAGAAGATGGCATTTTAATTTTGAAGTTTATAACACACAGTACGCAACTAATCATCTTTCAGCCAGAGGTTTAATAGATATGGGAAGTGGTCAAACTTTACAAAGAGTTGAGATACAATCTTCTGGCTCTGGTGGATTTGACGCAGGTGGATTAGCTAGAGTTTATTACGGAAAGATTTAATTATGGCTATAAGTAAAATAAAAAATAAATCAATAGATAGAAGTGATTTAACTGGAAGTGTTTTACAAACAAAATCTTTTACTATGACTTCAACAACAACTACAACATCAGATGGCTTTGTAGATACTGGTTTACAATTAGCCATAACTCCTTCTTCAGCATCAAGTAAAATACTAATAACTGGAATTATAAATGTAGGTCAGACTTATTTTAAAACTTATATACGCTTACTAAGAGATAGTACAGTTTTATCGGTAGGAGATACTGCAAGTAATAGACCACGAGTTTATGCATCAAGTGCACCAGGGGGTTCAGATTGGGATACTTATAATGTAACAGCAATTTCTTTAAATCTTTTAGATTCACCAAACACAACATCTTCAGTAACTTATAAAGTAGATTTTAGACCCTATGATAATGTACATACTACTTCATATATTAATAGATGTGGTACTGATAGAGATAATGCAGACTATGATGAAAGAAGCATATCAGTAATGACACTTCAGGAGATTGCAGGATGAGTTATATAGGTAACAACCCAAATCAAGGTTCATTTTTTATACAAAAGTTTACAGGTGATTCAACCACTACATCTTTTCCATTAAATCAAAATATAACAGATGGATCGCAGTTATTAGTAACTATAGGTAACGTAGTTCAAGAAGAAGGCTCTGGTTTTGCATATACTGCATCTGGTAATACTTTAGTATTCTCAGAAGCTCCAGCTAATGGAGATAAGATAGTTGTAAGATTTTTAGGTGTATCACTTGCTACGCCAACAAGTTATACTAATGCAATTAGATTTAGATATATTGCAACAAGTGGTCAAACTGTATTTACAGGTGAAGATTCAAATGGTGCAACACTAGACTACACAATTAATAATATTGATGTATACTTAAATGGTGTAAGGCTAGATCAATCTGACTTTACACAAACAAATACAAGCACTATAACTTTAGCATCTGGTGCAGCAACAAGTGATGAATTAGTTATAGTTGTATTTAAAGTTATACAGATAGCAAGTGCAGGTGGTGGTATGTATAAAGGCGATAGTGGAACAATAAATAGTGCTGGAGCAGCAGATATATTTAGAGTGCATCAAGCACAACTTGATACAAATACAACGATAGAATCAACAGAAAATGCTATTGCAGCAGGTCCATTGACTATAGCTGCAAATAAAACATTAACGATACAAGGTAATTTGAGTATAGTATGAGCCAGATAAATGTAGATACAATAGCACCTGCAACAACTGGTGGAATAGTTAATTTAAAACCATGCACTTTTGCAATGGCTCAAGGTTCAGCACAATCTTTAGCTAACAATACTCAAACAACTCTTACATTTGATCGCACAATGCACGACTCTCATTCTATTGTTGATTTAACTAATAATAAAATTGTTATTACTGCTGCAACTGCAGGAATTTGGTTTATACAAGCTCAATGGACATTTGATAGTACCTGTGCTGATAGAAGACAATGTAATATTAGAGTAAGTCCTGATAAATTTGGATCAAGTTATTTAGTCGTATCTGAAGATAATAGAAATGGTGATGGAACTGGAGTAAATCCAGCTACAGTTGGATCTTATCTTGGGTTGTTAGAAAGTGGTGATGAGGTTTATGTAACTGCATGGCATAGTTATGGAAGTTCTAGAAACACACAACCAAGCACAGGAACTTCTCAAAATTATACTTTTTTTAGAGGCTTTAGAATAGGTCAATTATGAGCACATTAAAAGTAAATAATATAGACACTCAAACTGGCACAACTATATCTGTTGCAAGTGGTAAGGTATTAGCAGCACCCGGTCATGTGCTTCAGTGTGTGCAGTATTCTGCTTACTATCCAAGCGGTGTAACAACAACATCAACAAGTTATGTTGCAAGTGGTATTAAAAAAACAATAACTCCAAAAGCAAGTGGAAATTTAATTATTATTCAAGCTAATATTTCTATGATGTATGCTACCGCAGCAGGTTATGCAAGAATATATATGAATGGCTCTGCTATGGCAAATCGAGGTAATTATCAACTGGGATATATGAATATTAGTCATAACAACTATGCTGGAATGGGGACACAGGATCAACACACAACTACTGACACATCATCTTTAGAATTTGAAGTATATGTTAGAGTTGGATCCTCTGGAACACTTACTTATGTACACGCCGAAGGTCATGCAGCATTAACACTTTGGGAGATCGCACAATGACTTCTGAATTAAGAGTATCAACTATTGCAGCAGTTGGTGGGACAAGTGCTATGACTATTAATAGTGATGGAGCAACAGCATTAACTGTGCCTTACTTTTTTGCGGATGAAACTAGTAATATTACAGTGAGTTCTACTGCAACAGTTCATACTGGATTTACAATTATTTCAGATTCTCATGGTGGGTTTTCTGGTCATACATATACGATTCCAACTGGTTTAGGTGGAATTTGGTGTTTTAACACTGCTATTTCATTTACTAGTATTGGTAGTGGTACATACGCATTATTAACATTAGAAGTAAATGGTTCACTTAACAACGCACATGATAATTATATTGCATCCTCTGTTTCAAACAATCCGTTTAGAGCAACTCATATGGGAAGTTTTAATGCTGGTGATACAATTAGATTTATGGTCGCTCAAGGAAATGGATCTAAGACTTCACAACATGATGGTAGAACTGGTTACTTTTCTGGATGGAGAATGGGAAATATTATAACATAAAAAAATTGATTGGATAAAGGAGTAAAACATGGCATCAATATCAGAAGCACTTATAGCATTAAACATTCAAGAATGGACAATGACTGGTGAGCCTACATCAGAAGAAGAGTTTAAAGCTCAATTCAAAAAGGTCACTGGGGTTGATTCTAACGGAACTGGAATATTAAGTTCAGATCCAAAAGACTTTGGAACAACGTGGGCAAAAGTATCTGCAAAACAAAAAGAGTTAACAGATGCAGAGCCTATGGCAGAGCTTAGAAAGCAAAGAAATGATTTGTTAGCAGAGACTGATTTTTATGCTTTATCAGATGTGACGATGTCTGATGATATGAAAACATATAGACAAGCATTAAGAGATATAACTAAAGACGCAAAGCCAACATTAAAAAATGGGGTATTAGGTAATGTTACTTTTCCAACTAAGCCGAGCTAAAAATGTCTAAGGCAAGAGAAGTTGCAAAGATGGGTGAAGTCCTAACCAATAGTCAGATTGGTGGTCGCAGAAATATTGCATATAATGGTGCAATGCAAATATCTCAAAGAAGCACCTCAGAGACAGGTGTTGGTGGAAGTTCTGGTTATTTTACACTTGATAGGTTTAAAATAGTAGCTAGTGGTACAGCAGGTAGAGTGACAATGTCGCAAAGCACAGATACACCTAATGGATTTTCAAACTCCTTAAAATTAGATTGTACTACAGCAGATACATCTATTGCTTCTGGAGAATATTTTTTTCTATCTCAATATATAGAAGGACAAGATGTACAACAGCTTAAAAAAGGCACATCTGATGCAGAAAAAGTTACTGTATCTTTTTATGTTAAAGGTAATGCTTCAGCCACATATACATTAGAGTTAGAAGATGCTGATAACAGCAGACAAAACAGTCAAGAATTTTCTGTAACAACAAGTTGGACTAGAGTAGTTAAAACTTTTGTTGGTGATACAACTGGAACATTAAATAACGACAATGGCAATTCTTTAAATTTAAATATTATATTACATAGTGGTTCTGATTTAGCAGGTGGCACACATACATCTAATGTATGGCATTCAACAGCAAATCAAAGAGCAGGAGATAATCTCACATCTATTTTTGATAGCACAGATAGAGAGTTTTTTATTACTGGTTTACAACTAGAAGTAGGCTCTACTGCCACACCATTTGAACATAGGTCATTTGGGGAAGAACTTGCTTTGTGTCAGAGATATTATCATCAATCTGGATATTTAGCTACAACTCACTATGGTGGAGGCTCTGCTTGTGCGGTAGCTTTTAATGCAAATGAGTCTGGAGGTGCAAATAACTTTCCAGTAACAATGAGAAGTGCACCTACAATTAATATTAAAAATGCTGCTGGAACTGTAGGTGGAGTTCATAGGGCTGGTATTGGAGATGTGGGAGCAACAGTTGCTATAAATTGGACTTCAAATGCTGATGCCAATACAAAAGGATTTGGTGGCTTTAATAAAACAAGTGCATGGGCATCTGGAAATGTTCTAATAGCTGGCTTTCAAGCAGATGCAGAACTATAGGATATAAAATGATAATAACAGAAGCAAAATATACATTAGACATGGATGGGAAAAATGCAGGAGTTGTTTGTAAAATTGATGGAGTTGAGTCAAACGTACCAATGGATACTGCCAACAGACACTACGCAGAAATACTAAAACAAGTAGAAGCAGGAACATTAACCATCAAGGATGCTGAGTAATGTTAGCTTTCTCTGCATTTGCTGAGTCTCCTTTTTCTTCATTAGGGGGAACTGTTAGATTTGGTAGCACAACACAAGAAGCTATCTTTTCTAAAGTATCGGCAGGGGTAGGTGAATTTAGTGGAGAAGCTGACTTATCTGCTAATTTTGTCGTAAGTTCACTGGCTTTTGTATTACAGTCAAATGGTGCAACTTTTGAGTTTGCATTTACACAATCGGCAGATGGTGTTAAACTGAAGCCAGGAGTTTCATCGCAAGATATAAACTTCACACAAACATCAACTGCTATTAGAAAAGCAAGTGGTGTAGGGACAGCAAGTGTGAATTTCACACAAACGGCAAATGGAGATATTTTATATGAAGAAATTGTGCCAGCAGATAATGAAACATATACTACCATTACACCGAGTGGTACAGAAACATGGACGGAGATAACACCAAGTGGCACAGAAACATATACAGAAATAGACGCATGAGGTAATAATGGCATCAACATATACTGGAAACACTGGCATAGAAAAAATAGGTTCTGGAGAACAAGCTGGAACGTGGGGTACAACAACCAACACAAATTTTGACATTATCGATAGAGCATTAAATGGAGTTGTAACCTTAAC